ATCAGCTGTCGCATCACTCCACCATTCGATTTCCTTCCACGTTGAATTGATATTTACACTCATACGATCTCCCAGAAGAGACCGAACTCTTCTTCATTGTGTGCGGTCGAATAGAATGTCTGAAATCTCGATGCCACATTCCCGGATCTGATTCTCAGATACTGGTCAGCCGTAAGATTAACCGCTGTTACAGTGTCCTGTTCCGCAACGATTGTCGGATTCCCGGATGCCGTTTCAATAACACGCATACCCAAGTCACTGAGGATTGTCTGATATGCTCCGACAATCTCAGTTCCGTCTTTGGACGAAACATGCAAGCCATCATTCAAGAATGAGAAGTTTAACTTGATGTTGTCCATGATGGTCTGAACAGCCACCTCTAAGGCACTGGTCAGAATCGAGCCAGCTTTGATGAGGTTTCCATTGATCTCACCGGCAGTAATAAAGTCCGCAACGAAGTTACTGTCAATCGTCCATGCTGTGGTGTATGTGCCATTGATGCCAGTCTGCGAGAAAGCGATACCAGCGTAATTCATGCGAAGCACATTCACCGCAGTTCCTTGATCCGGTGTATCCATAATGTAGATCTCGTTCGGTTGCCCGTCGGCATTCCGACCGATAACGATATAGCCACCAGTGCCACCGGCAAGTACATCGGCAGCATGGTCGATTGCACCTTGCATCATGCTGACTGTATGTTCGATGATTCCTGTCGAGGAACTCCGAGCAATATCAGCCACTTTAGACGATAATGATGCTTTCTTTGTGCCAAGTACGATGGAGTTGTATCTTTCATTTACAAAGTCATAATCCGTTTCAATGACTTGCATGAGGAGATCATATTCTTTGTAAACTACATGGACATAGTCTCCCAGTCCGATCCGTTCAAGCGATGCGACCGCTTTGTATTCTTCGGTTTTCCATAAAGGAGCAAAGCTGACCTTCAGATTGTCCTTATACGGAATTCCGAAATTATTTGCAGTCATGTAACTGACTGCCTTTGCGTTCAGATCCTCGACTGTCGGAACAGTGTCATTAAAGTCCTGAGTGCAATCCAAGATATAGATTTTCTGCATGGGAAAATCCTCTGGATTGCTGATCTTCTGAACGGAACCAGTGACCACTGTCTGATCATTCTTGTAGAAAGCCAAACAACCAGTATAAGAAGCAGCCTCATTGTTTCGGTCGATTTCAAAGGCCGTGAGGTTCTTTTTGTACTGAATATAAACGCCAGTATCTTCGCCACGATGGGCATGAAGTTTAATGGTGTTTACATCCCATTCGTACTCGCCACCAAACTGATCCAGTAACGATCCGCTCCCTCCGCCAAGGCACTGTCTCAGCGAAAGCGGAACGCTCTGAGAATAGATTGATGTTGTGTTTGCGATGTCAGTCCAAACGCCAAACGGATTAGATTCCATTGCATTTGATAACAGACCGTTTAAAGCCGGAACTACGCCAACAGCCGTAAATGGAGCAACAGGAATGCCTGTCGCATCATATAGCTTGTGCCGTGCGTAGATCTGAGCCTTCTTGCCGTTGGCTGACTTAACGATTCGATAGATTCTGAACGGCTGCCCATTATCTCTGTCACTTGGCTTTGCATATAGGAAGTATGATTCGACCACAGTCTCCGCATCTTCAATCGGAATAGATGCAGTCAACTCATACAGTCCATTCAGCTTTTCATGCACCGATCCAGAGATGACATTTCTCAGCCGTCCAAGACCTTCAGATGTGAATGAGTTTTCGTTCGCTCCGAAAATAACTGGGATCATACTTCAAACCACCTTGGAGTGATCTGAAGCGTAACCCCATCAACCGTTATTCCATTTAAGCCAGGGCGAAACTCTGGAAACTCATGATTAGTCATTGTGATGTACTCGCTCATCCGTGTTGCTCCGCTATAGATCAGCATGGACTCGCAATCAATGTCGATATACTCCTGTGTATGCTCCGCAACCGTCACCGTAATGTTACCGATCTCAAACGATCCGTTTCCATAGATGCGGATGAGCGGTTTTGCATTCTGATATGTCGGATTGAAGATTTGCCCATCTGCATTGAAGCTCACTGTGATCTCTCCGGCTTTCAGATACCGCTGCGGTTGTGCCACAAACTGAAGCGTGACAACTCCGTTCAGATGATCGTAATCGCTTGGATTGAACTCTTTACTGAACGATGCCAGCCGATATTCCTGAGGTGTATCGCTTTCTTCATATCGGCAAAAGCCAACGCAAGAAGAAAGGAATCTCCGCATTGCTTCCATGTTGCTCTGCATGTTGCCTTTGACTGCCAGTTGTGTCTGCAAAGTAACAGTCTTATATCGGCTATTGTCAGAAAAGAGCGAACCGCTCCGGCCTAATACATCGAAGTATTTGCCGTCACGTTCCGCTCCTTTTAAAAAACTCGATTTCGTAACCTGGGCAGAGAATTCAGCGAAGTCCTTGCCGTTAAATACTAAATGATTCACGCAAATACTGCCTCCTCTCTGTCCATATGATTTGTCAGAAGATCGACCGTTGCCTGTGCAATTTCAATCGGATCTCCGTCATATTTAGATGCATCGATTGTAATCGTCACACCGTTTATTGTTGTCACCGACTGCGCTGGTGCCTGTTCTGCCGACCATGTTCTGTCTGCATTAACGATCTGCTCAACAGGAACAGAAGCAGCATCCATAGCCATATCTTTCATAGCATCTGTCATAGACTGCGTATTAGCTTCGATACCGACTGCCACGCCTTCTGGAATCCATTTACCAACTTCGTCCGCAAAAACACGGCTAGGCGATCCGATCTTCAGCAGTTTTTTCACCGAGTTCAGAGCGCTCTGGGCAATACCTGTCAATGCATTCCATAGCGCAGATCCCATACTCTGAATTCCGCTGATAATACCGTTGACTATATCTGATCCAACGCCCCACCAGTCAACTCCAGTTATGAAGTCTATGCCAGCCTCACCGATGGATTCCAATACATCAGGGATGGCATTGAACAGTGCATCGATACCTTCAACGATTGTATCAATAATGATCTGACCAAGTCCGAGCCAATCAATACTGGAAACAAGATCCCATGCGTTTGTGCCGATCTCCATCAACAGTGTAGGCATATTGTCAAACAATGCCTGAATGCCGTTAGAGATCCATGTAATTACATCTGTGCCTAATCCGACCCAGTCAATTTCCGTGACCAGTCTGAGCATCTCATGACATATATCCTTGATGTACTGCCAAATTGCCTCACGGTTATTCCAAACGCCAGTAGCAAGATTTGTAAGAATATCCATGCCGGACTTAATGATCGTTGGAAAGTTGGTGGTAATTGTTGTGACGATTCCGCTGATAATCTGCGGAATGTATGACAGCAGAACAGGAATCGTTGAAGTGATTCCAGTGATCAGATTGTTAATGAACTCTGTGCCGGATGTGATCAGATTGGGAATCATCGCTCCAAGTCCGTTCACGAACCCCATGATCGTCTGCATTGCAGTCTCTGCCATCATCGGCATGTTCAGAATCACGCCATCTTGCAAGCTTGTCAGCAGCTTACCGCCTTCCTCCATAAATAAAGGAAGTCCTTCTTCAAGGACTCCAACGATTAACTGCGGAACGTTTGCGAGGATCTGCGTGACCATTGGGATGAAATTCCCAAATAGCCATGTACTGGTTGATGTTGCGAGTGCTTCCAACTGTGCGCTGATATTTCCGCCTGTGGACATTGCTCCGAGCAAGTCGGAGAACGATGCCTTCATTGCGCTGAACGATCCTTGCAGAGTTGAACTAGCCTCCAGTGCGGTTGTTCCAGTGATTCCCAACTCACCCTGGACGGCATGGATAGCATCATAGACATCCGCCAAGTTATTGATGTCATATTTGACTCCAGTCAACTTCTGAGCATCCTTCAGAAGTCTTTCCATCTCAGTCTTAGTTCCGCCATAACCCAACTTCAAGTTATCAAGCATGGTGTAGTTCTGCTTGGCAAATCCAGAATAAGCGTTCTGAATCGCCTCCATACTGGTTCCCATCTTGTTTGAGTTATCAGCCATATCGACCATAGCCGTATTAGCGATCTCAGCAGCCTTGGCAGTATCTCCGCCTAATGACTGAATCAACGATGCGGAGAAGCCTGTGACATTCTCCATGTACTCGTTTGCTGACAGGCCAGTTGTCCTAAATGCCTGAGATGCATAATTCTTGACTGCATCTGCATTCTCTTTGAACAGAGTTTCAACGCCTCCAAGTGACTGCTGAAGCGCACCGCCTTCACTCAACGATGCAGCGATTGCCTTGCCGATTCCTCCGGCAACAATCACCTTCTTGGCGATGCCTACCAATTTAGATCCAAGTGATTCGCCAGCAGTTGTGCCAGCATTATCAACCTCGCCACTCAGTAAATTCGTGATTGATCCGCTGATGCCCTCAGCAATAGGCACTACCTGAACATATGCTTTTCCTAGTGTTGTCATCAGCCACCTCTTATTATTCGCTGATATGCTTCATCAAACTCCGCTCCAGTTTCAAAGGATTCATTTTGCTCCTTCTTTTCTGTAGTCATCATCTGGATAAGGCTCTTCGGCGGATTTTGACCTTTCCGTCCTTCCTTTGTATTCATCCAGATCCAACTATTCAAGCGGTCATAGATTGAAGCCATCAGCAGTGTTTCTATCGGAATTTTCGTTCCGTTAATTGCCATTTTTGTGCGCGAATTCGCCCTTAAACCAGCAACAAGAGTTGCCAATAAACTCACTGGCAACTCTCTGTAGTTATATATGTGATATGTCTCTGCAAGATCGCAGATCATCTCACTTTCATACTTGTTAATTATGCTGGCAAGGGCTAAGAGTTTTTTGTTTCGCCATTGTAACCGAAGATCTCAAAAATCTCCTTGATCACTGCTTCTGTAGAATTGTTGCAATGCTTGTACAGTCTCTTTTTATCCTCTTTTGAGAACATCACCTTAACCAATCTAGGCAAGGCGAGGAGGTTCTGATCTTCCAGTTCAGAAAGTGCCTCAAGCGTTTCGATATTAGCAACAAGCTTCTCATCTACTTCAAAAGCGAAACCACTCTTAGTAGTTCCCTTAATCATTACGCTGCCTTCCAGTATTCGTAATGAGTGTTTCCGGCTTCATCTGCTGTGCAGCCGAGTGTGACATCATAGCCGAGAGCATCCGTGTCAGAATAGACGATCTCACCAATCTCTGTCGGTTTTGCTGACGGAATGACGATTCTGTGGGCAATATTGCCTCTCGCAATTGTCTCAATAACGTACGCAGCTTCTTCCAGTTCCTTCGCATTCGCCGTGACGGATACGCCAGTGCTGAAACTTGTGCCTGTTACGTTTGTGTTGCCATAGACCATCTTCTGTACTTCAACATTTTCTGCCGAAATAAAGACAAGCTGGAACGTATCTTCTTTTGACTCCTGAATCGTCAATACAGGAGCGCCACCCCACGCCTTAATGACTGTGGACTCAGGGGAATTGGCGTTTGTCAGTCCATCTTCACTTGCATAACCCATGTCGATGAACGCATTGTCCAGCGCAGTTGTTGCATCTGTCGGAAGAGTAGTGCCGACAGGCGCACGGAAAATATGACCACCGACTTTAGGTTTGCCAGCGGTAACCTGTGTTACATCTGCCATTTCTTTCTCCTTAATAGTAATAAATGTCGAACACAGCCTGATATCTAGGCTGTTTCGTTGATTCTTTCGTGTATTCGTAATCTGAATTAAGTTTGACGGCTGTTACTCCGTCTAACTCGATCATTCTTTCCATCACTGTTATAACGGCTTCATTTAATTCGGCAGCAACCGCAAGTGTTGGAGCGTAACTCTGGACGGCAATAGTTGCCTGTCTGATCCTATTGCTGACTCCACCGCCAGTCTTCTGAACAACACAGAATATATCCCTTGAGAAATTCTCGTTTGGATATGTATTCTGTGGCTCTGATCCATACGCAGTAAAGCCATTGGCATTCAGCCAGTTAATTACTGTTGATTCAACCATGCATCGCATTCAAAAGTGTGTTGTTTTCGTTGTTTTCTCTTTCTGCTTCAGCAGTTGTCGCACGAACAAACACCTTGGCTCTGTCACTCGACATTACACGGTTATGTCCGTACCCACTGCCAGCATTTGAAGCAATGACATTGCCGTACTGCTCCAACGCCTGAAACATTTCCTCAGATTTCAACAACTCTCCAACACCCTTCTTATCCAGTTCAAACCCAGACTTTTTACTCATATCGCTCACACTTGTATATCTTGTGCCACCGAAGCGGAATGTTTGCCTCGATGCCTTCCTTCGGTTCACCAAAAATCAGAAATTTCTGACCGAAAAACTCAACAATCTGATCTTTCCATTCATGGGAATCGCCTTTTGGAATTCCCAAAGAAAAAGCGATCCTTCGACCGCTCAGATTCAGTTCATCGGTTCTTTCTTCTGGTGTCGGCTCGCCAACAAGGACATCATCGACAGTTTCCGCTCCATACCACTGATAGACAGGGTTATTCAGAGCATCTCTGCCTGTCTCAATCCTGTGATGGAGCGTTACGGTCATTCCTTGGATCATAGAAATCAATGATTCCGATCTTCGGTCTTCTAAGACCAAGCCGTTTGAGATCACTTGGCAGAATTGCATTTCCGATGCCACCGCCAGGAATAGCGTATGTGCCACTCCATGAGTAACCCAGTCCGCTCTGCGATTCCTGAGACATAATTTCGCCACTAGTGGACTGCCGGAGAATTCTGCTGATCGCAGAGACTGTGACCTCTTTTGCTACTGAAGCCAGTGATGGAGTTGCTTCGATCATAGCATCCAAGTCTCTGCCGACAAATATTGCTCTGCTCCTCAGTTCATCGGAGATGATCGGAAGCAAAGCCTCAACCCTTGTGACTTCATCTGCGGTTAATTCTCGCCACAGCGTAATTACATCATCCACTGTTGCATAATCGCTCATGGTGTCACCTCATTTCTTTGTTGTTCTTTTCGGCTTCTTAGGTGCTGGCTTATCCTCTTTTTTCGGTTCTTCGACCAGTTCCCAATCACCAGAAACAGGACAGGGAACGGTGATGACCGCCCCTGTCTTTGTGTTTCTGTAAGTCAGCATATTACTGAACAGTAACTCTGCTGAAGTATGTCGGAGCGAGGATTCCCCAACCGATGTATACTTCCGCTCTGAGATACACCTGATTGTGTCCCTTAAGGTCACCAGCATTTGCATCATTGTCAGGGTTACCATATTCGATAACCTCAAGCGGAATCTCTTTTGCATAACCCCACTTGAAGGCAGAGAAGTCACCGACGAGTGCATGGTCACCAGCGGACTGCGTGTTGCCGAAGGATACTGTGCCGTTGGAATCCAGCACCATACCACCGAGATTGGAAGGTGTAGCACCCCAAGCAAATTCAGGGTACTTTCTTGCACCGTTGACTGTCAGCGCAGCGATTGCACTTCTCATTGTCGGAGAGATGATAGCACCGTTAGCATCAACATCGCCAAGCTGGGCGAGAGCTGCATCAATATTTGCATCGGCAGAACCAGCCACATATGTGACAGTGTTTGCGGTGACAAGACTGTCAAAGTTGTTTGTGCCGACAACTGTGGATGCGGTGCCTGTGCGAGGATTTACACCATGCATAGCAGCGATGTCAAAACCTCTTGCGAATTTCTTCGCAGCGCCTTCGGCAAACTGGCGAAGGACATCCATGCGGTATTCCTCTGTGCCATACAGGAATTCGTCAGATACTCTGGTGCCGTATTCAAACTTGATCGGACGAATGACCACAGGAGCGACTGTAGCACCGCCATTGGACTTTGCACCATTCTCCGCGACAATGTCAGCTTCTTTGTCCAGTGTGAATGTGAATTCGGTTGTGCCGTTGAAAGGAATCGGCTTTGCAGCCGCTACCTTAGCGAGTGAAGACTTGCCCTGAACGAGGTTGAACATTTCAGAGACAATCTGTGTAGGGAGGTTTGTACCTCTTGTTAATACGTTTGCCATTTTGTTTTCCCTTCCTTAGCGTTTCGCTAACTCGGATGCCAGTTCACGGTAGACCGAATCAGAAGATGTCTCTACTTTCGGCTCAGTGTTTCTGGTGAATCCGTTGAATGTCGGCGCCGAAAGCTTTGACAGCTTATCAGCCGACTCTGTGATTGATTTCTCGTCATCGCCCTGGAGGAATTCGATTGCATCCATCGGCAATTTCTTAGTCATAGCGATTTTCGTTTTCAAAGCAGAAGTTTCAAGTTCATGAATCTTGGTAGCCTGTGCCGTAAACTTCTCATCGTATCCCTCATACTTTTTAAGTTCGTCAGCATGAGAAGCCTTCAGCTTTTCAATTTCCTTTGCGTGGTCAGCTTTCAGGATCTTTACATCATCAACTGACATATAGCCGGAATACTCTTCACGGATCTTCTTTTCCGCTCTGCTTAAACGTTCTTTGATGCGCTCATCAAATTCTTCCTGTGTGTTGATTGGTTTGAAATCTGTCATATGTTTTTTCTCTCCTACCCACTTTGCCGTGTGGTAACGTAATGTAAAAAACTGCGAAGAGATCCGCAGTTAATACCAAACTTTCTGTTTTCGCCGTTCTTTCTGTGTCGAACATGCCCAGTATGCAAAGGCAATGCTCTCCACGATAGATACATCGATGCCTTCCTTCAAGGATCTGAATCCAAACGCTCCATTAGTGCCGATCATGCGCTTTTCGCAATTACTGACGGCCTGTGTTACTGACGGCTGCCCGCTATGGCATATCGCTTCGGTATCAATGGCTTGCCGGAATGCAGAATAAGCAGTGATCGCTTCGGCAGTTGTGGGCATCACTATTTTCGGCTTGAACTCTGTAGCCATTTGCTCCAGTTCTTGCTTGAACAGTTCGCTCTTTCCTTTGCCATCAATCACTACTGTGCTAATGTATCCGTTCTTTATGAATCTCAGCATCCAGTCAAAGCCTCTGATCTGTGACTGGCAGTCAATCGTTTCAACGTAGATTTTCCCATCTCTGGTTTTGACCGCCACAGACATCGATGTGTTTTGACCGTCTGATCCGAATTTAATTCCAACCGACATCTTTCCTGTCGGCACTGCATCGGCTTTCAAGTGAAGCCAATCTTTTTCTGTGATCTCAGATTTAAGACTGTATGTGTGCCAATATCCTAACCGCTGAATGACAAAGTCCAACTTACTGGAAGTATCCTCATTTCGGATAGTCCTCTCTTGAAGCCTTGTGCCAAGGCTTGGATTGGTTTCATACCATATATCTGGATTCAGAATATCGTTGGGGATTTCGTAAACAGACCACTCTGCCCAGCCGGAATCACTTCCGCTGCCTGAAAGCACTCTATTTCTCATATTCACAAACACAGTGCCTTTGGATGTTACTGTTGGTGGTGTTCCGCAGAAGATCGTTTGCGGATTTGCTGATGCTGCGATTGTATAGATCAGCGCACCTTGTTGGGTGACTGTATACTCCTGTGCTTCATCAATAACCAGTAAATCGAACGATTCACCAATACCGCCAGCTTCCGATCTAGTGCGGAATACGATATATCCGCCATTTGTCAGCATGATCTGCTCAAGACCATACTGTTTAGTGCTTTTGAATGACTTCTCTGGGATCTCTTGATCCTTCTTTGCTCTGCCCAGTTCGACATATCCGGCAGAAGTAAGAATATCGGTCAATCTCACGAAAGCACTGTGCGATGTCGAGGTTCGGTGCGCTGTGTGGCAGATTCGCTCACCATGCATCAATCCCCATAACTCTCGCATCACAAGGACTTCGCCTTTACCGTTCTGTCTAGGTACTTCATACCCAAACGAGGCGTGTGTCCATAATCCGTCATCGTTTACGCCCATGATGTCACTGATCAGTAACTTCTGCCAATCCATAGCAGTCCGACCAGATTCTTCATAAGCTTCAACGGCTTCGATTCCTCTTGTTTCGTTGAACGGCAATATAACGGCTTGAGTGGGAGTTTGCCTTCCCATTCTTGCCATACTTATCTACTTTTTCGCCTCAATAAATTTTGATTTCGTTCCTGATCGATCATGTAGTCCAATCCGTGTTTTTCAATCCATTTTTTGTTCTGATTCATCCAGATTGATGCTCCACGATCTGAATAGCCAAGCTTGGATGCGACATACGCAACATCCTCACGCCTCCGCTGCTTGCGGGCTTCCTCCGCTCTGCGTTCCGCTTCTCTGCGCTCTGTTGCTTCACCGATCAGCCTTTCTCGCTCTGATGCCTGGTCAGCAGTCCATTCGACTTTTGACCATACATCTTGCTGATTGTTTCCGTTCACATATGTGACTTTGCATCGGCAAAATTTGTGCCTCTTATATACTTCTTTGCTCTCTGTGCCGTATTCATATTTCCCGGCAAGATTGGTACACCATCGGCAAGGGATCGGATACTTATATGTATAAGTCTTTTTCCCAATCTTCCTTGTGTTAGTGCCGATTCCGCTTGGTTCAGCCTCACGGATGATGTAGGCTTTCAGTCCGACTTTGCTTGTGGCTTTCGCATTCTTCTCAATGCCTTCGTCAACTATTGACTGTGAGTAATTGATTATCGGCTCACCGAACATCCATCTGACATCATCGAGTTTCTCGCCACTGGCAACCTTCTGAATAAACCTGTCGATTCGGTCAGTGTCAACTTCAGGGATCACTGGATTCAACCCAACGCCATTCTCACGGTTCATGTTGCCTTGGATTGTGTTAATTACATCGGCAATCAGATCGTGATCCTGTGTCAACAACGGTTCAAGCAGTTCTCTCGCAACCTCTTCAGACAGAAACGCCAGGTTTTCTGTCGAAGTATTCAGAGCCTCAGAGAGCAATTCTCCGATTCTTACCGAGTAATCATTAGCATCAAAGTAAGAAGTGCCATCTCTTATCTTTGCAAGAATCCGCTTGAGTTTGCGATCAGAAGCAATACGATTGGCGAATGATTCCGATGCTTTTGCAAGCAGTTCTGCACCAAGTTCTGTCATTCAGCCACTTCCTCAATGCCTACAGGCTCAGATCCTTCGATGCCGATCAGATCACGGAGATTTTCCTGATTGAAGAAATTAGGAACAGTCTGATTTACCTTGATGGCTGCATCTCCGACAGTTGCGATCATTGATGCATCCGGCTCAAACACTGGCTCCCACTTAGCTTTCATATCAGGTACAAGGCTTCTGGAATACGGCATATCATCTCTCACACAAGCAGCCACAAAGCCGACATTAGCAAATGCGTTGCCGAAACTCTTCTGCGCTTTCCTTGAGATTACTCTCAGAGACTCATGCGCTGCCTTGATCGCATCTGCGCTTGACGGATTGTCGGATACAAATCCGAGATCATCCAATGTCAATCCAGTCTCTCCGGCAAACATCGCTGCCGCCATTCTGATCTGATCGACATATGGCGTCATATTCTGTTGCTGAAACTGTCCGACTGTCGGCTTGTCACCATCAGCATCCTTGTCAAATCTCAGCATTGCAGAAATTGAAGCCTTCCATGAATCCATCGCATCCATGTCAGGATCAGTGCCGGAGACATACTTCTGTGGAAAGGAATAGAATTCAGCCGTGACCTCTGCCCTCCGCAACGTATTCTCTGCGAGTTGCTGATAGTACATGCATGACCGAGAAATCCGAGAATGACCGAATGGTCTTGAGGATGACGGTCTGTAAATGATCGGCACCAGTAACGGATATTTGCAAGCAGATTTTTCGATGGTAGTTGATCCGTCCGCAAATCGGTATTCTGTTTGCCCAGGCAAGAAGTACGCCTCCACCAGCGGTCTTCCGTTTTTGTCACGATCAAGGACTGCATAGCCTTCCTTCAGCAAGTATGTTTGCTCGTCAATGATTCCTGTGGCATCCTTGGCAGTCAGCAGACTCAGCCGAGGCATCCGATCTCCGTTCTCGCCATGAGCGATATGAGCGAATGCACAGCTTCCGATCAGAGCCTCACGGATTGCCGAATCGAAGAACACATCCGCATTGTTCGCAGCGAAGATGTCATCCACGGCATAGATATCACTGCCATCATCAAAGCCGAGGAACATCAGCCTGTCCGCCAATTCATCAACGGACTTTGCACACCATCCGACTGTTGACTGGTACATTCCTTTCAGCCAGGGAGGAGTTAAGCTGAATTGTTCGTCACGATGCTCTTTCTGTTCGTAATATCGATAGCGAAGAAGCACTCTGATACTTTTTAAAGCGAGTTTCTTCTTAAGGTATTCAATATTCTGTTCTGACATGTTCACCTCTTATAAGATTTCTGCGAGATATTTACCGACTAAGTGCGGGACTGCGGTCTTCGACCAGTGCCAGGGTTCACACCCCCCTATCCTCTGTACGTTGCCCAGTTTCTCGATTGCGGAAGGATTCTGTTGCTGATCATTTCTGCCTGTTTAGCTAGATCCTTATTGTCCTCATAAACGATCTTTGTTGCTTTTGATTGATTGCACTTCAGATGAGTGAGCTGGAGATTCTCTAAGTCTGCCGGATGTCCACCCTTGGCGATCGGAATTATATGGTCAATACTTGGTGATAATGGATTTGGAAACTTCAGGCTCTTGTCTACTAGCTGCCCACAGATTGCGCATACATCCTGGGACGCCAGTATAGCCTTCCGGTTCTTCTCATACTGGGCCTGGAATCCTCCGTCCATATCCGGACGATATCTCTTTACCTTAGCCATTGATAACGTACCTGTGAACCCAGCGCTGATAGTCCTGGCATTCGTGCCTCTGCATCCGGACTGCGCACTTCTCGCATCCAACGCATGGGCACCGGCTTTGCCGATCTAGTTCGCGCATGTGCTCAACGAATTCCTCATTTGTCAGATCGCTTACATCGATTACATCATCATCTTTGCTGGACATAGATCATCTCCAAATAAAAAAGCGGACGGCCAACGCGTCATTAGTATTGATGGGTTAGAAAGGAGGTTCTATCATTAGTAGCCTGCCGTGATTGCTTTACTTGACCGTCCGATCACGACACGAAAAAAGAGACGGTAGCCTGATCCGTCCCTTTTTCACCGATACTATTGTAGCACCCTGTT